TAAACACCAACGATTAACAGATGTACCCGGATTTTGTCCATCAAGTCCCAACATTTGTCCAAAGACATAATAGGATAGTTTTTTCTCTTTTCTATATTCTTCAAGTGTCATAATTCCTTTCTTTGTTTATCTATTATAGAGGTATATATTATATATTTTATTTGACAAGATAATAATTTAGTTTATAAGTATTTAAAAAAAAGGAACTTATGAAAACTCAAGAAGAACTAATACAAGAAGCGTTTGCTTTTTATAATGGGGGTAAAGGATTGGACCATTGGTCTTACAGTTCTACATCATCACCATTCTCAAAAAATATAATTAACTATTCTTTTCCACAAGAGGTAAGAAGAAATTTTGTATTTAGATACAAACCATCATTTGGAAATTTAGTTAATAACACAGTTCAAAAAATGATAGCTGATGTTATCTATACAACTAAAACAATAAAACAAACTGAGTTCACAAAAGAAGAAAGAGATTATAAAACAGCATTTGAAAGTGAATTAAAAATTATAAAAGATAAACCACCGGTAGACGCAAAGGATGAGTTTGCCAGAGAAGAAATGCAACAGTACGCACACGATTGTATTGGTGTAACTAAAAAGGTTGTGCAAGATATAATTGGTAAAGATAAATTAGTTTGCGAGAGATACGTTGAGCATAAAGAAATGACAATGATAAAACCTATCATTGGTAGAATTGATTATGAAAGCAAAACTAAATTTATAGAACTTAAAACTAAACCACCTAATATTAGAAAAGTTAAAAACAAAGAGGAATGGAATATGAGTTCGCAACCAATTCCAAGTGAGCCTACGTTTGATAACTTAACCCAGACTTCGTTTTACTATATGTGTACTAAGAAAATACCATTCTTAGTTTATACTAATGACAAAGATCATATTATCTTTGACCAATCACATGAGTTAATGAAGAAAGACCATCTGGAGCATCTCTATTTTAAAATGATAGAGAAGATTTTATTTTGGGAAAAGATGATTATGTTTTGCAAGGGTAATATACAAGAACTTGCAATGATGTGTGAACCACCAGATTTAAGTCATCCATTTTATTATAAAGACTTAGCACCAGAACAACTACAATTAATAACTAACCTATGGGGAATGAAACATGAGTAAGAAAAACATATACCAAAAATTGCACTCGGCTTGTATTGAAGCAGGTAGTGTTAAGAAAGCAGAAAAAGTAAAAGGGATGCACTTTAATCCTTTATTGCATGACGCAGTACAAGAAACTGCAACGCAATCATTATTGAATAATGGATTGTACCCAACTTGCAGCTACCTAACAGAAATAACAGATAAGAATATGGTCATGGTTATATGTACTATGAAAGTACATGACGTTGATGATCCAACACAATTTGTTTTAGTAGATGGATGTTCTGCAATGGGTGGATTAGATAAGTTTGGTACGGGTCAAGCTATGTCATACTCAAGAAAGTATGCTTTCTTAAATCTGTTAAATCTTAAAACCGGTATTAAAGATGAGGATGGTTATGAAGCCAAACCTTTTAAACAAAATTCTGTGGAGAAATCTGCAGAGCCTACATACATGGATGAATCTGTGAATGTAGATGAAATAAAAGATGAACTAAGAAATGCTAAAACTATACAAGGGTTAAATCTTGCCAAGAATAAGCATAGAGATAGTGTTCATTTTTTACTTAAAAACAATTTACGAGCATACAGACAAATAACTGATGTTGCTGAATCTCGTGAATTACAATTAAATAATGTTCAACAATAGTTGAAGATAACAAAGGAGTAAATATGGAAGAAGTAATATGGGTAAACTTAGTACCTAACGAAAACAAGTCAGCAGATAACCATCCGGATTGGGTAGCACCCCCAAATCCTAATGCACCAGAGGGAAAGAAATGGACCATTGGTACAAAGATAGGAGAGACTTGGCACAATCCTGCAGGATGGAACGCAAAAGATGATAGTGGTAATTTAACTGGAGCAATCAAGATTAAATTGACACCTAACAATCCAAGTGCTGTTCCACAATCAGCTGGAAATAAGGGGTTTCCAAAAGCACCTATTTCTGGTAACAAACCAGAATACAAGTTTTAATTAAAAAGAAAATTTGTATAGTCTTAGAGGGGTTTTTTTCTTTCTTAGTTCCCTTCGTTAGTTTTCCCCTCTAGGACACAAAAAAATATGACAGTTAAAATCGCAGATTTAGATAAAGACATCAAGGCAAAGATTATTGCTGAACGTGAAAAAGATTATGGGGATTATCAACATAACTTTATTATGTTAGCTGAAATGTTTACATTGGTACTAGCAGATAGCTTAAACAAAAGAATTAAACCACACCAAGTAGGTCATATTATGATGGCATTAAAACTTTATAGATCAACAAGAGGATATAAAGCTGATAACTATCATGATATGGGAATATATAATAACATGGCATTTGAACTACACAAAAAAGAGGTTGCCAAAAAGGATAAAACATGACAAAATACACAAGAATCAAAAACGGAGAGTGTAGTTTTCAAATTACCGAAGATTTTGATTCAGTAGAAAAGGCTGCAAATAGTTCCAATGATGGAACAAATGTAGAAGTAAAAATTGAGAATATTAAACTTGATTTTACAACAGTAAAAAAGGAGCATGATGGAAGCCATCAAAGTGCGTCTGCAGAAGCTAAAGGATCTTCAAGAAAAGAAACACAAGAAGTATCTGGAAGCAAAGTACAAAGCAAATAAGTATCAAAAAGATTCTTATGAATTGTTTTGGAAAATAGAAAAGACGCAAGAAGAATTAATGACAGCTAAATAGTTATTAATTTTATTATTAAAAAAAACAAGAGGAACATGAGGGGATTCTATGACTAAAAATAAAAAATTCTATGAGATTAAACTTGCCATGAAGGCGGGACACTACGAAAATTTAACTTTAAGGGAAAAGAAAATATATAAAAACGCTTTTAAGAATGGGTATAGATTATCCCAATCACATATTAAAAAAGAACAAAAAGTTTATATTCCTAAAAAAATTGTAGGCATATCATTTGCCAAACCTAGTTCAAGAATTGTTGAAAGTATTATTAATAAAATTTGTATCAAATACGAAGTACATAAAAAAAGTTTGATGAGCAAAACTAGAACACAAGATTTAGTTAGAGCAAGAAATATTATTCATAATCTTTTACATGAAAAATATAAACTAAGTCTTACAGAAATAGGTAGATATTTTGGACAGGATCATACTACAGTATTACACTCTATTGAAATGAAAAAAGATAAGAGAAGATTCTGGGGTACTCACCAAACTCTTTGGCAAGAATATCAAGATATAAAAAATACTATTTCTTAAATCCACTTAACATAGATTTATAAGACTTAGCACTAACAGTAGATTTAGCTTTGCTGTTTGAAGTCCCAGCAGCTTTTTTCTTATTCATGTTATAGTACAAACCCTTCTTGGCTTTTGTTCCATCTTTTTTAGTATGATAACCCGGCATTATATTTCCTATTATTAATGTATTTATCAAAGCATAACTCATCTATACCATTATGGCAAAACCTTTTTTTCTCTGCATTAACTATCCAACCACCCATATCAGATGTTAATTCTTTATTGCATACCTCGCACTTACCACAGATAATAATTTGTTCTTTAGATCGTACCCAGCTTTTCTTTGCCATTATACTAATTCTTTTTGTTCACAAGCAAACTTAGTATAAGCACCATAAGTGTTTATAAATTCTGCACCTAATTCTATTATGACTTGTTCTGAATAACTATAGCCATAAACTGTACATTCATACATATCTTTAAATTCTATTTGAGTTGTTGATATTGGTTGACATTTGTTACCAGCAACTGTGCTACACATAACCATAAGTATAACAACAATTTTCATCTGCTTACCATTTTTTGCAGCTCCAATACCCAGCAGTTAATACACTTTTCTTGGTATCGCATTTGTGTCTAGCTCTAAATGATTTTCTATTTTTAGGATTGTTTTTTTTAATGGTCATATTGGCATCACCATATCTAATAAGTTTTATTGTATCACCAGACTTAGCAAGTACAGAAAATTTTTTAGTTTTAGTTCTATCATTCTTTGGTTTATTATAACCAGAAAATGTTTCACCTCTATATTCTATACTCATTATTTACCTCTAACAGAATCTATGAAATTGTAAATTCTTCCTATTTGTTTATCAACATTCATTATCTCTTCTGATAACATACCAATATGAATTTGTAATTCAACAATAGTTATTAATACATAAGTAGATAATCCTAAAAGAATTGTACCAAGTAAAGCAATCAGAGCTGTATTATGTTGTCGTTTCATTTAACAACCTTACCTTTGTTGATACCTTTTTTAATCACATAACCTTGTGTACCATTAGCACCATGATTTACTTCTTTTCTTAAATGTTTAAAAATACTCATCTCTTTTAAATTCTTTTCTATTTTCTTTTTAAAAGATTCTAATACTTTGTTATCTCTCATCTGCTGCCACCAATATAACCACCAATAACACCAATCAATCCTGTAACTGACATCTTCATTAGTGTGATTACACTTTCATCTACTGGTCTGTTTTCTTCTAGTGCTACCCAATAGTCGCCAACAATGATAACACCCAAAAGTATTAAGACACCACTTGTTATTAATAATATTACTATATCTTTAAAGTTTTTAATCATTTTCTTTTTCTCTTTTTATGTAAAAGTTTAACTCTTGATTGCCATAACCATGAAGTGAACTTAACAGAATAAGTTTCTAACCATGAAAACATATCATCTACTGCACCAAAGAATTTATAAAAGAATCTATCAATCATTGTGTAGGTCCACCAAAAAGAGCTAACAATATCATCATTACTATAAGTAAACCTGTGAAGTAATAGTTCATCCTCTCTATCTCCATGGGTTTATTTTTATAAAATAATGCTAATAACCAGTAATGTAATGACAACTATTGACACTTCTTTGTGGTCTGTCCAGTAGTGCATAGCTTGAGCTTTAATTTTATCAATCATAATTATCTCCTATGATTTTTACTATAAGATATTACTTACCTTGTCCACGATTTTTTGACTTACCTTTATGAAGTTTTTTAGACTTGTTCATAGAAGATAGTTTAGGTCGTCTACCTATAGAGGTTTTTTTTGGTATTCTTTCGTGCGGTTGATCTGCTACGTTGAACTTTACTCTTGCCATTTTTTCCTGTTTGTTGTGATAATAAACTTGTTTTTTTACTGTATTGACTAACAGATGCTGTCATTATACCTTTACTCATTATTTTTTTCTCATTATATCTGCACCTTTTAAACCATAGATAGCACTAACTACACCTATAAATATAGCTTGATACCAATAAGGAAGCTGTTTAAAATACTCAAAAAATAAATTTAGTTTAATACGAATCTCTGGATCGTCAGAAAACACAGACCAAACCAATAACAACATAGGCATAGATACGAGAATGAGTACAAATTCATCCTTCCAACCATTGTCATTACTTTCAATAACTTTTGCTTTATATTCCAGTTCACCATTAGCCATCTTCTCCGCATGACTTGCTTGTGCGTCTGCAAGTTTCATACGAGTTTCTTGTTTCTTTTTATATATGTGACTACCAGCGTTAACTGCTAATTTGATTGCACTAAACCACATCTTTTTTCTTCTCCTCTAATTGTTTAATTTTAGATAAAGCGTCATCTAAGTCTTTAGTACAAAACTCTAGTTTTTGCAAACATCTTTTATTGGCTGCATCTTTTGATTTACCAGCATCTTCAAGTTCATTGATCTGTCCCTTTAATATTCTTACTTGATCTTTGTATTCATTAAGAATGTCTATTGAATTGTCGCTACTCATATATGATTTTTACCTTTAGTTTTTTTTGTTCCGGGGTTGTAGTTCTATGTATAAGGCTACCAATTCTTTTTCGTTCATAACCATCACTTGCTATGTAATCTTTTTTTCTATAATTTTTAGACTTAACATCATACCCTTGATATTCTCCAGTTGTAAGGTCTAATGTTACTATATCTACTGGACCATTACCACCTAAAGGTGTGAATACTATCATGTTGGGATCATTAGCCAGACGCAACTGTACTCTTAATTCTTGTGTTAAACCAGCTATATTTGTTTTGCGATTAGCCATTCCATTTAAAGAAACCAATAATGGCAGCTAATAAACCAGCCATAAAAACAAGTACATTTACTGCACCTTTTCCTTTATTCATATCGGCTCTTAATTCTTTAATTTCTTTTTTAACTTCATCCATTGATTTGAACAGAGTTTTCATTCTTTCAGCACAAACTTTTTCGTGTGATGTTAATCTAATTCCATTATGTTCTTCCAAATTGGAGTTAGATTTTCTAGCCATTATTCTGGTTTAGGATTGTCTGATTTAACTTTAGCTACTGCGTCTTTCCAAGTAGTAGTACCATTAACACTATCCCAGTATTGCATATCAAGTTGTTCTTGAATTGAAGGATAAACTCTATCTCTTTGATATTGTTTAGCATCATAGTCTGCTTGTAACTCTACCATTTTAGCTTCTATTTCAGCTTTAGGTATAGGTGTTGTGCCATTGTGCCAAGTAATTTGGTTAATATTGTTTCCTATAATACTAACTTCTGCATTTGGATTGATTGCTTTAATTGAATTAAATATATTAGTCATATTATCCTGCTATTTCTATTAATGTAATTGATGAATAACTACCTGATGGTTGAGCATATACTCCATTTGTATCGTAGCTTCTGAATTGTGTTTTATAAGTAGTGCTTGATGTTGAACTTGGAGAATCTAAATAATTTATACTAGCATAACCAGAGTTATGTTGAGTTACTGCTGTATATAAAACGTCATTACCCCATGGATTAAACAAAGAAGTTGCACCTCTTAAAAGATTTAAATCTAAAAGACTTTGAGTATTTGTTCTTCCAATAGATTGGCTAATAATTATTAAAACTTTATTTGAAGTAGAAGATGGAGTTATACTTGCTGATAAACCAGTATCTGCATAAGTTGTAGATGAGTTAATAGTACTAACATTATATGTTGCATTTATAACTTGCAAAACCTTACCACCTACACCAGTAGGTAATCCAGTAATTGCTGAAAGTGTATTATTATTTATTTTTGTTAGTGCCATATTTCTATACTCCTAGTTCAGCTTCTTGTGCAGCTTTAAAAGTAGCATAAGCATCTTTAACATCTTGTGTCCAGACTGCGTTACATACTGCTTGAACTTCTGCATGTTCTCCAGTTATAACTGCGTCTGGCATCAAAACGTGTCTATGATACTTTCTTGATAATTCTTCGCCATCTTCCATAACTACAGTATCTGTTCTTACTTGAACTGATTTGTATTTTCCGACCACTTCGATTTTACCAATCTGTGTCTCTTTAGTTATTGCCATGTGTTGTCTCCTGTGTTGTGTTGTTGTTAAGCTGCTTCATAAGTTGCTGTAAAAATTATATTTGAACCAGAATTATTTAAATCATTAAATTTAAGAGGTACAAAAGAACCAGCAATACTTATATAAAATGCTATTTCACTAGCATTTCTTGTGTAAGCAGCATGAACTAATTTATCTGAATAATTCATTACTATTGAACCAACTACTCTATTTTGATTTTGACTTGCTATAGAAAAAGGTAAACTAGACACTTCTAATGTTTCTGTACTTGTTCTATTACTAAAACCATTTATGCTTGACCAAATCGTTACTTTATTTCCAATTTTTATATAGTGAGAACCAACATTATTAATTGTTCCTTGATTAACAGCTGGTGTAAAAGTTCCTTCTTCGTAATCGTCTAAAAGATTAGCTGCTGTAGCAGATGTTGTTCCTAAATAAATTCCAGCACTAGAACTTGCTGGTAATAAATTATTATTAGCACCATCTTCAGACCAACCATTTAATCCAGCTGCAGCAAAAGTATTATCTCCTCTTAAAAAAGTTGTAGCATCTTTAGTTCCTGTTGCTGTTAGTTTAGCAAGTGAAACTGTACTGTCAGATGGAACTCCTAAGTCTA